AATACTTCAACCTTTCAACTTTGGGCAAGTGGGGCAAATCACTTTTGCACAAGCCGCTAGCCTTCAACAAATGGTGCACCAAGCAACTGGAGCCGTGGATTCCGCTGGCATTGCGGGACAAGTCAATGGCGAAGCAACCGCTGCTGGTATTAGTATGTCTCTTGGTGCTATTATTAAGCGTCATAAACGTACTCTTATAAACTTCCAGCAGTCTTTCCTACTGCCGTTTGTAACCAAAGCTGCACACAGATATATGCAGTTTGACCCTGAGAATTATCCAGTAGCTGACTATAAGTTTAACGCTACGAGTACTCTGGGCATCATTGCTCGTGAATACGAGGTTACTCAGCTGGTACAACTCTTGCAGACCATGAAGCAAGACAGCCCATTGTACCCTGTGCTGATCCAGAGCATCATTGACAACATGAACCTCAGTAACCGTGAGGAGCTTATTGCGGCAATGCAACAGGCTTCACAACCTGATCCACAGGCACAGCAGATGGCTATGGTGGCACAACAAGCACAGCTTGAGTTCCAGCAAAGTCAAACCGCTGCTTTGGCTGCACAAGCTGCTGAGTCGCAAGCTAGGGCAGCTAAATACGCTATGGAAACTCAACTTGCTCCTGAAGAATTGCAAATTGAAAAGATCGAAGCTATTACTCGTAACCTCAAAGAAGGTGATCAAGAAGACAAAGAGTTTGAACGCAGACTTAAAGTTGCTGACAGGCTTTTAAAAGAAAACCAACTAAAGGGTAAACCTACCAATGCTAATGACACAAGTAGAAATGAACAAGTTCCTCAACCAGATCAACGAGGCGTTCAAGGACCAGTTCAACAGATTGGAGCAACTCCAAGTCCAATTAGACCAGTTGGAGGAGAAGGTTAATGCCACAGAAAAAAGACCCTCGACTAGCAAGAGCGGGAGTAAGCGGGTACAACAAGCCAAAGCGGACGCCTAGTCATCCAACGAAGTCACACGTTGTGGTGGCTAAAGAAGGTGACAAAGTTAAAACTATTCGGTTTGGACAACAAGGAGTCAGCGGTGCTGGAAAAGATCCTAAGACAGCTAAAGAAAAGGCGAGGCGTAAGTCCTTTAAGGCTAGACACTCTAAGAACATTGCTAAAGGAAAGATGAGCGCCGCATACTGGGCAAACAAGGTGAAATGGTGACATGGCTAAGAACATGAAACACTACAAGCGTGATGGAACCCTGTGGTCAGGAAACACGCACAAAATGCCTGATGGCTCGCTCCACACAGGCAAAACCCACGGCAAGACTTCTGTAAAGCTGTACCACTACAAAGACTTGTCTAAACGAGCAAAGGAGAAAGCAAATGTATAACAAAGGTAAAAAGAAGAAAAAGCCAAAGGGTAAATAACGATGGCTAGGGGATTATACAGTAATATTCACGCAAAACGCAAGAGAATTGCCGCTGGTTCTGGCGAAAAGATGCGTAAACCCGGATCTAAAGGCGCTCCTACAGCCAAAGCGTTTAAAAAGGCGGCTAAAACAGCTAAAAAGAAAAAGTAAATAATACCGATAAATAATACTTGACTTTTAGTCAAAAATATGTTATAATAGGAGATATAGAGACAACCTTATGGCCTCACTCGATCAAGAAACTGAACAGTATTACAACAAGTACTTTGACCTGTTTAACACCGCTGGTTGGAAACAGTTAATCGAAGAACTACAACAAAACGCTCTCGTAATCAACAGCGTAGAAGCTACCAAAGATGAAAACGATTTGTATGTACGTAAAGGACAACTAAACGTACTGGCTTATCTAATTAACTTTGAAGCTACTACTAACAACAACTACGAAGAGCAAACTAGCGATGATTAAGGTATTTGATTTTCGCTGTACAAACGGACATACCTTTGAAGAATTTGTAGAAGGTGACGTTACATCCAGTAGGTGCGGGTGTGGCGCTAACGCTACAAAAATCGTTTCAGCAACTCAACACATACTCGAAGGGTCTTCTGGGGACTTTCCCGGCAGACACATGAAGTGGGTACGTGAACACGAGCAAGCTGGGCGATCTAGTCGGGAACCCTAGTCCTAGGTCACTTCCCATTTTAATCCTCCATAACCTTAATAATAGGCGGGGTAAGTTTACATTATGTCACGAGCACAATTACTTGATGAGCGTCCTGAAGAGGAACCAACGGAAACAACTGAAGAACTAACCACAAATTCTATTGAGACTCCTGAAGAGGAACAACCTCAAGAACCAGAAATACCGGAAAAGTACCGTGGTAAATCTGTAGAAGACCTTGTACAGATGCACCAAGAGCTTGAGAAGTTTTCAGGCAAACAGAGTACGGAAGTTGGTGAGTTACGGAAGGTCGTTGATGACTACATTCAGACACAACTCTCAACCCAACAAGCACCTCAAAAACAGCAACAAGAAGACGATGACGTAGATTTCTTTGTAGATCCACAGAACGCTGTTAACAGAGCTATAGACAATCACCCTAAGATCAGAGAAGCAGAAGCTTACACAAAGCAAGCAAGACAACAGGCTACTCTTGCACAGTTGAAATCCAAGCATCCCGATATGGAGAGTATACTACAGGACGCCAAGTTTGCTGAGTGGATCAAGGGGTCAAAAGTCCGAACACAGTTGTTTGTTCAGGCAGACCAAGGGTACGATTACGATGCGGCTGACGAACTGTTCAACCTCTGGAAAGAGAGAGCAGTAGTAGCACAGCAGACCGCCAACGTTGAAAAACAGGCACGTAAGAACACTCTGAAGTCAGCTAGCACAGGCAACGCTCGTGGAACAGCGGAGGGAACACGCAAGAAAGTTTATCGTCGTGCTGACATTATTAAACTTATGCGAACAGACCCAGAGCGTTACCAAAGTCTTTCAGACGAATTACTGAAAGCATACGCAGAGGGTCGTGTACGCTAGCCTAATACTTAAGGAGAATTAAAATGGCTGGTGAAACCTCTGGTGCATATTTTACAGCTAATGCTGTAGTAGACAAAACTGCGGCGGGTACTTTTATCCC